CACTTACAAACTCTAGAGCCTTACCTGTACCTGGGGCTGCGACTAAAATCGCTCCTGCACTGTGACCAACGTCTCCTGCAGCTGTTCCTACGATCTCCGCTGCTGTTAAAGTAACCTTTGTTACTTTAAGTACAGAATCAGCAATCTCTGCTGAACCTATAGAACCTGCGGTTGCCTGTATGTCTGCTGTTATTGCACCTGATGCATTTACAACCTCTACACCGGCTACTGTGAATGGTCCTTTTATGTGTGTACCTGCCATGTTTTTCAAAAATAATGTTATCTAATATTTACCTCGCATTTAGGGTAGCGAGTCTAACAATAACTGACCCTGTAAGGGGTGTTGCCACCCCCTACAAGCCAACTACTAAGTTGCGAATGCTTGTCCGTCTCCCTTAGATCCCCAAATTCCTCTCCAATCTCTCCAACCCTTAGAAGCGTAGTACATACCTTTGTAGTAGACTACGTCCTGTTTGAATCCGATTTCGTCGTTCTTGGTTACGTTTGGTTTCTTAGCCCACTGCCACATTAATTGTGATACAGATGTGTCCTCTAGGAACCATGCTGTGTCAGAACCTCCGTTAGCTGCGCCTAATCTATCCCATACCAATATCTCAATAGAGCCATAGAATGACTGCATTGATTTGTACACGTTTACGTCGTTGTCCGCAGTACCACTTCTTCCATCACTTCTTAGGTCTATTAAGGCCTGTTTTCTGAGTGCTGGAGGAATGATAAGTCTGTTTCCAAAAACTGTAATCATTTGACCTCTGTCGTCCTTTTGAGATTCCAAAGCTAAGAGTCCAATCTCTACATTGGTCTCATCAAATGCAATACCGGTTGCGGATGCGTTACTCTGAGCTGTTCCACCATCTGCACTTGGGTGCACTACTGAACAGAGTGATTTGTTGTCAGTCATTGAAAGAGCTGTTGGAGTAAATGCACTGTTGACAAGAGAGGCTGCTTGATCCTCTACGTCTCTAGCCAATGCTCTGGCTAAATGTCGTGAACCATCCCAAATCTCTTTTGCTTTTGCCCACTGTCTCATTTCCATTGTGACAGGCATCATTAAACCTTTCTTTGCAGGAGTCAATACAAGACCATAAGCCTTGATTGGTAAGTCTTCTGCATAGGTTCCCATTTCTGGTACTGATGCGACTGTTGCTAAACCAGTGTAATTTTCAAAGGTATCAGATTTGCTCTCCTGTGTACCTACTTTGAAGATTTTCTCCAAAGCTGGTTTTACTTGTTTATACTCATCAACAAAGTGCTTCCTTATCCCAGGTGTTACTACTTCGTCAATTGACATACTTGTTAATGCCATTTTCGTATTTTACTTAAATTAAATTACTTGTTACTACTATGCTGTAGCGTTTGTTGAACCTTGTACTTCTGAGATTTCATACAATCCAATAGAAGTGTCCTTGTCCAATCCAAAACCCTTTGGATTGTACTCTATACATAATAACTGACCAGAGTCTGTTCCGTCTTGTGCAACTGTAGATGTGTCTACTAATTGCGCACCGGTAGCCCCAGTTGTGTCAAATCTACCACCAACGTGGCTAGCTGCAAAAGTTGTTCCTACGTTGTCGTTATCCATAAGAACTCTCATTCCTGGATACACTCTAGCAACAGTTATGACTTCAGATGCACCAGCAGCTGATTCCAAAGCAATTCCGAAGATTCCCTCTCCAGCTGCTGTTGGCTCTGCTTGACCGTCTGTCTTTAATGTTACAAAGTCGTTCTTAGCGATTGCACCGTGAGATAACACTTTTACAGTTCCATACTCTTGTGAACCACCTTTTATTCTTGGGTTATACATAATTAAATGTCCCTTAAATTAAAATTATAAATTTTCAAATATATCGTCCTCGGAAGAATCTCTGTACCTTATATACTCTTCAAGAGACATGCCCGCCAACTCGGCAGCACGCTTCTCCTCTTGCGTAAGTTTGCGCATTTTACTAGACGCAGTAGAAACACTAGGCGCAATTGCGCTCGCGTTCTCCTGTGCAGACTGAACCACTCTTTCTATCTCCTTGTTCTCTGCATTCTCTCCGTGTACTACGGTCTTGTAAGCCTGATCCATCGCTGTCTCAAACTCAATACCTTTTCTTTCCACCAACTCGCTCGCTAAAGTGAATATCAAATTCCTTGTTCTAGCAGGATTTGGAGAGGATGTAATGTCGGGTCTCTTAGACTCGAAGTCTGCAAAAAAGGTTTCTGCCTTCTGCAGCTCTTCTCTCTGTTCAGCCTCGCGCTCTAGCCTCATCTGCCTTGCGGCTTCCAAATCAGCCTTTACATCGTCTGGTAACTTGTTAATGTACTCTTTGTCTTCTTCTTTGACTTCGGTTTTCTTTTTAAAGCTCTCGACCGTGCCCGATGGCAACTTGCCTGTTGCTTCTAGTTTCTCTAAAACCATAAGACGAAACTCAGGGTCTTGTTGTGATATCTCTGCTATAGCGTCCCAGTATGTAGCTTTTGACCCATACTTTTCTTCTATCTCAGACAACCTCTCCTTAACCCCAGGCCTCTCAGTAAAAGGAACTTCCTCTTCTTTCTTAGGCTCTTCCTGTATAGGCTCTGGCTTAGACTCACTCTTCGCCTCCTCTACAACAGGTTCTTCAACGCTTATTTCTTCCTCAGTTACTACGTCGTCCGTAACTGTCTCCGGGGTCTGCGATTCCTCCGGGGCTTGGACTTGCGTCTCAAGCTCATTAATTTCTGCAGTCTGCTCCATTCTTTTTACAGCTTAATTTATATATACGGTAGCGAACCGTCTTTTTGCTTTTTATAATCAGCCATTAGGTGGCGAACCTTAAAAGCAAAAAGGAGCTATGCTCAAGGATTAAAAACCCCTAAGCACAACTCCCTTTCCGAAATATTGCTCTATCTTTAATATACTATCTTTTACTCACCTGCGCAAGAGCCTCCTCCTTCTCGCGCATTTCGTACTCTTCCTTGACAGAACTCTCAAGATTAACCATCGCCAAGTACGCTTCGCACATTCCCCTGTTATACTCCCTCTTAAGCATTCCATCAACATCCCTGACCGCTATCCTAAAATCGTCCTCCTGAATATCCTTCACCCTACTCTCAACCAACCTTCTAAAAACCAAACTCCCTGACAGTTCCTTAAGTTGTCCCAATTCATCGCTTGTAAGCTCCTGTAGTGTCATTTAAACAACGATTACATCTTAGTTAATGGTCCTGCGCCTCCCTGTGTAAAACCAGCCTCCCTGGGCACGTTAGGGAGCGCACTATCTCCTCCGGTCCCGGATGGGCTCATTTGTTGCCCTATACCTGTGTTGGGACCCTGTGGTTGTTGTGGTTGCTGTTGTGGCTGTTGCATTCCGCCACCAACCATCATGCCGGCTTTAGAAACCAACGCAGCTTCTTCTACGATATTAGTAGTATCAAAATCTATATGCTCAGACACAAGAGGTAGAGTTTTTCTTATCCTATCAAACTCCTGCTGTTGCTCTGGTCCTATTTGCATACCTGCGCGGATACTACTCTCTATGTCAATCTTCATGTTCTCCATTTGATTAATCAACATCTGCTGGAAATCTGTGTGCTGTTTTACGTGTGTAGCACTTTCCCCAGCCTTTGGAACGGCTCTCTTACCTTCGTACATTTCCATGTTCTGTTGCTGCGCTCTCTTAATGTCGTCCTTCTCGTTCTCACTCTGATTCAAGAGTAACTTAGGTGGTAGCCCCATAACATCTACAAAGTGATCTGCTATTTCCAATGCGTTAAACAACTGCAATGGTGTCTTCATTAAAGCTTGAGGATCGTTCGGATTCACTGCGTAAGGCATTATCATCTTCATACTATCCAGCATTCTCTGCTGTTCTAGCGCTCTACTTATAACCTGCTTGCTCTCTGCACTTAGACTCACCTCGTAGTCGTTAGGACTGACCTCTACCAACTTCCCTGTTTCAGGGTCTTGGTACTGGTAAAGCTTCTTGCTTACCTTCACCAAAGAAACCCTCTCTGGGTTATTCTCTATCTTGACAGTCCTCTCGTCCCAATCAACATTTACATACTTACCTGGGATTGCAACCTCAAAAGGCTCCCCTTCGTCGGTTTCTCCATTGACCAACTTACTCACCTGGGGTTTGGTCATAAACTCATGGATCCTGCTGATCAACATTCTAGCCACATTCTCCAACGTCCCTGTGAAATTGTCTACAATATAATTTACAAACGCCTCAGCCACTTCCTTGTTAATAATGTTAGCCGTTGCTGTTGCGTCTTTTCTTAACACGCCCAACTGATTGGGGTCGTGTTGACTCGCCAAAATTGCATCTTTCTGAAGCAAACCAATTCCTTGGAACACGTCCATGGAAAGACTCGGGAACTTCAAGGGTTGTACACTGCCAACAACGTCTGTTACTGGAAGCATAGAACCTGGCTCACCGTTTACTACCTGATACTTACGAGAAAAATCTCCGTAATCATTTCTTTGTACCAGCAAAATAGGATTAATAGTATAAAGCAGCCAATCATAAAACGCATTCTGAATAAGTTCCAACTGGTACACACTAGGTATCAAAAGGTCTACCATTCCCAACCCGTAGACCTGATTCGGAAGACTATAAGGTTTTAAAACCTCCAATGGAATCTTCTTGTCGGAGTATGGTAATGGGCTTTCTTTAATATAAACCTCATTCGCTTTTATTTTGTACTCGTCCCTATAATAATCCCAACCCTTCACTAGGTACACGTACTCCCCATCACTACTAATGGGCGGGTACAAGTATCTGTCAGGATGAGCTTCATTGCCTTCAGGTCCAGTCCAATCCTTACTAATAGGCTTGACCTTGTCAATATCTTTAAATCCTTCCTTCCCTTCAAAGTTCGACTTAAAACTCTCATAGGTGATTAGCTCGGCTACGAATGCATGCCCACAGTTGTGAACTGGTCCCTGCATATTGCGCGCGGCTGGGTCTAAGTAAACGCTCGCTAAGGTGTAGTTAAGC